TTTGGGGGTTTTGATGTTGGTAAAAAGAGACACCCTTCTCATTTAGTATTATTTAGAAAACGAGGCGAACGGATAGAGCAGATTCATCAATCATTTTTAGATGGTTGGAGTTACTCAGACCAAATAGAATATCTTAATGAGGTTGCTGATAATTTCCAATTAACTTCTGGTTATATAGATAATACTAGGGGTGAATTAGAAGACAGGGGATTGAATACTAGATGGTTAGCAAAAATATTTAGTAGAAAATCAAAAAACACTATGGCAGCTATATTTGAGAAATTTGTTCATAGTGGTAATTTAAAATTTATTAAAGACGAGAGACAGAAACAACAAATTCTGTCTGTAAGTAATGAACTGAAGGCTCCCAACACTCCTACTGGACACGGAGATGCTTTCTTTTCAATAGCGATGGCATTAGAAGCTGCCCATGAAACAGCTTATAAATTTGTGGATTTAGGCAGCGCATCCGATTGGTTTGATGCGGTAAGTCCATATGAAACACCAGAGGGTAGGCTAGAGAAGCTTGACAGCCAAGGTTTAGGGAATGTAAATAAAAATTCCCCAGCCGAGGCATTACAAATGGAACCTGTTAACGCTCAGGAACGTCTAACCTCTGCACCTAATCCACAGTGCAAAGAGATGGTTTGTAGTCCTTCATTTTGGGTAGCGGAACGAGGTTTATGTTTATATTGTGGAATACGTAAGTAATATTAAAATAATTGGAGGACAAGAGGATGACAAGCATTGCTATTTCAACACCATTAACAAAGGGTCTATCGGATCAGGCAGAGACTATTTTAAAACATAGGTATTTGTTAAAGGATGACGTGGGAACGCCCGTTGAAGATAGCACTTCGTTATTTAGGAGGGTTGCAAAGGCAATAGCTTCTATAGAAACTACTTATTATGCATTAGAAGTAGAAACGGAGTTAATTGAAAAAGATTTCTTTGAGATGCTTTCTAATCTTGAATTCATACCCAATTCCCCAACTTTAATGAATGCTGGTACTGACCAAGGAACTCTATCTGCATGTTTTGTTTTGCCGTTGGAAGACAGTATGGAAGGTATAATGAAAGCTGCCACAGATAGTGCTATGGTACAAAAGTTTGGTGGTGGAACCGGCTTTTCTCTTTCAAAAATCAGGCCCAGAGGGTCTAAAATTAAAACCACTCACGGAATTGCGTGTGGCCCAATAGAAGTATTAAAAACACTTTCACGGGTTTCCTCTATGATAACTCAAGGAGGTAAACGTGACGGGGCGAATATGGCTGTTATGTCTGTTTATCATCCTGATATTTTGGATTTTATTAGTTGTAAGTCTAATGAAGGGGATATTCATAATTTCAATATATCAGTGGGCGTTGACTCATATTGGATGGATTGTGTGGTAAATGGGTTAGATTATACTTTAATCAATCCCCATAAAAATACATTAGCCGGAAAATTAAATGCTGGGGATGTATTTGATAAGATAGTTGAGGGGGCGTGGAGAAATGGTGAACCCGGAATGGTTTTCTTAGACCAGATTAATACAGATAATCATGTAAAGGAACTCTATGGAGAAATGACGGCTACCAACCCATGTGGCGAACAGCCTCTCTTAGGAAATGAATCTTGTAATTTAGGTTCAATTAATTTAGCAGAGTTTTATAGTAATAGGGATTTACAACTTGTAGAGGAACCTATATGGAAAGCTCAAATAAACTGGGAAAGACTACAAAAGGTGACTCGTTTATCAACCAGATTCCTAGACAATGTAATAGACGCTAATCACTATGCTACTCCTGAGATTGAGAAAATGACTAAAGCTACTCGAAAGATCGGTTTAGGGGTAATGGGGTTTGCAGATTTGTTAATTCAACTTAGGATTCCATATAATTCCGAAACAGCCAGAGAAGTTGGAAATGAAATAATGTCCAAGATTAAAAAATGGGCTGATGATGAATCTTTGGAGCTTGGTTCTCAAAGAGGAGCTTTCCCTGCTTGGGAAGATAGTACATTTAATAGAAATTCCGAAATATACAGGAATCATTGTCGCTTGACTGTTGCTCCGACAGGGACAATATCTATGTTAGCCGATTGCTCAAGTGGGATAGAACCAACATTTGCATTAGCTTGGAAGAAACAAAATATTTTAGGGGATAAATCATTTAATTATATAAATAAATATTTTGAAGCTGATGCTAAAGAACATGGTTTTTATTCTCAAGAGTTGATGGAGTATCTCGCAAATGGAGGTTCATTACAAGAATTCCAATATAATATACCCACATGGGTAAAAAATGTTTATATTACTTCTCCAGACATTTCACCTGAAGATCATGTATTAATGCAATCTACATTCCAAAAACATGTAGATTCTGGAATCTCTAAAACCATTAATTTTGCAAATAAAGCGTCAGTAGATGATGTTAAAAATGCTTATATGTTAGCGTGGGATACGAAATGTAAAGGTATTACTGTGTATAGAGCCGGAAGTAGGGAGAAAGAAGTATTAGTTAAAGGGACAAATGAAGGTAATCAATTAGAATTTACCTTACCCTTAACAAAAGAAGAAAATAATAACGGTAAACACATTAAGGATTGTTGCGACAATCCCTACATAGTTATGGAGTCAGGATGTGAGACTTGTAAGGCTTGTGGCTTCAGTGCTTGCGTCATTGCATAGGTAATTAATAGAATTTGAGTATAATAAGATAACAGGGAGAATTTATGGGAGTAATAATATATACATCTGATATTTGCGCTCCGTGTAAAGCTACTAAATCGTGGCTAACTGCTCATAACATCTCCTACACAGAAAAAAACATATCAGATGACAGCAATAGAATGGAACTTATTGGAAAAGGTTATCAGTCAACACCGGTAACGTTAGTACAAAATGGAGATAACGAAACTTACATAGTAGGTTTCAACACTAAGAAATTAGAAGAAGTTTTTAGTTAATAGCAGGAGGTTCGTATGCCTATAGGCAATATGTTAGCTACTAATGAACAGCGTTATGTAGCAACAAAAGATGAGACTAATACATGGAGGATATTAGACGCGTGGCATGAAGCCCTTAAACAGGCGGATGCTGAAGACGATATACCAGATGATAGTCCGGCAGTAACTGTGCTTTCAGAGGGGATGTTTAATGCATTAATAATGGAAGCAGGTAGCTTAGGAGAATTAGTTAATGCTTCATTCAGCAATCAAGCTACAGAAGAATACGAATATGAATTAAATACAGCCCATACTGAAATAGAAGAACAGAAGGTTGAAATAGCCAGATTACAAAAACAAGTAAATTCTGTGCAAAGTAGACCAAAACGTTCTGAAAATTATGATCTAAAAGAGAGAGCGATGGATAACATACTAAAATTAGTTTCTATGCAGGATGTGGCTGATTTAAGTAAGGAATAAATATGAAATTATCTGATTATTTACCACAAGTACCTCAATTGACACAAACTATGTCTGATTTAAACAAACAGATTAGTTTATTGGATATTATGAAGGCGTCTGGAGATACTCAAACCGGCCCTAGTCTAGGAATAGATAATGTGGTTAATACATGGGTTCGCCATCAAATGGCTTACAGGCAGCAGCTTGTACAGGACTTACAAACAATCGCCATGTCTGTTGAAGAGATACGAGGCCCTTTGTCTCATATAACTAGTGAGGTATTTAGGCGAGGTTTAGAATTTGTTCCAGTAGTTGAAAACCCAGACCCTGAACAAAAGAAGAAATTAAAAAAGTGGGCAGCAGACTGTAATCTATTCGACCAAAGTATGGAAGAGGTTTTACGACAATTTCATTTTGATGTAAATTCCCTAGATGATGGTTTTTTGTATCTATCTAAAGAATATAAAGATATGGGTGATGGTAAGGTAACTGCGCGGCTAAGGGAGATTAGACGATTAAATCCCGCATTAATGGAATATGATTTAGATAATGCCGGTTTACCTAAAAATTCACATTTTATTTGTCCAATTCACAGAGAGAATATACAAGAAAGTGCTGGTAAATGTAAAAGCAAAAAATGTGATGTTGAAATGCATCCTGCAATGTACAAATATTATCATAGAAGCCAGCATCTTTATCTTACTGATAGTGAGATTGTTCATTTATCAAAATTTTCCCCAACAGAAACATATGGTTGGAGTCCGATATTAACTATTTTTGAGAAGGCTTTAACTTTAGTTGGTATGGATAAAAATTTATATCGCTACTTCTTTGAAAGAAAGATGCCAGCGGCTATGTTAATGGTAACTACAGATGACCCAGAGTCATTACGCAGAGAACGCGAACATATAGCAGCCCAGACGAGGATTGACCCTAACTATATACCAATGGTAGCTGTATCCGCTAGAAATCAACGAGGTAGAGTAGATTTGGTAAGGCTATTTCATACTCTACAGGAGATGGACTATCTACCAGTACGTGATGAAATTAGAGAACGTGTTGCAGCTATGTGGGGGGTTAGCCCAGCTTGGCAGGGAGCGCCTGAAGCTTTTGGAGGTTTATCCAGTCAGACTCAACAGTTAGTGGTTATGAGTCGTGTAGTAGAAGCAGACCAAAGAATGTTCCACGAAAAAATATTCCCACAACTATTGAGAGCATTTGGTATAACTGATTATGAAATACAGCTCCCTCAACCAGAGGAAAAGGCTGAGAATACGAGATTATCATTTGCCCAACAAAAAATCTCTATTGTTAGTCAGTTCTCTACTCTTGGATTCGAGGTAAAATTAAAGGAACAGGGTGTTGATTTATATGATGCTGAGTTTGTAGTTAGTGGTGAAGCCGTACCTACAGCACAAATGACTGGAGAGCAACTAGCTATTGGAATTGAACAACAACGCCAATTATTAGACGGTGGTGAAGAGGAGTTTGAGGAGGAAGAGGATGAAGAACTCCAAAAAGCTATCCCAAAACATAAAAGAAAATTTAAAGGTAGAACTGGTGGTGTAACTCCTAATTGGGCTGATAAAGCTCCGAGTGAAGAGAGAGATATAGATAAGTATGCTGAAGCTAGGTCTAAAAACAACGAATTAACTTTATCTAAATCTTGGGTAGAATCTTTAAAAGAAAAGGGTTTCACCTCTCCGGTTATACGGGAATTAACCCCCGATTTAAGTAAGATGTGGTTTTCTCAAAATGATATTGAATATGTAGCTAATTTATCGCCTACAGGTATTACACATATTGAGAAAGCAGTATTCACAGACCCTAAAAAATTTAATCGCAGGAAGATGCAAGTTAATAACAAAGACTCTAAATCAACTGAAACAGACTCTTAGGGATTATTATGAAAAAAGTTAAAAAAGAAGATGGTGCTTTTGGAGACCAAGGAGGCGTGGCATTCACCTCTACTGATTCGGGAATATTTTCACCAACATATGGTAGATATAAAGCACCGAAAAAGAAAACAAAAAAGAAAACTGGTATAGGTAGGCTTGCCGATTTCCTCACAGATAACAGCCCCGAACAAAAGATGAAGAAATCCAATACAAAGCCTTTAGTGGATTTAATCAAATGGGTTACTTTAGAACTCCGAAAAGAAAGTGACCCCCATTTCACCCAACAACATAGTAGCACCGCCATAAATGACCAACCCCCAAGAATTGACTGGAGAAAGAAAAAAGATGAGTCTGAACAAGATGATGGGGAACCAGTTGAGTTTGACGCAGACCCAGATGAGCAGGCCGCAGTAAAGCAAAACGATGAAATTAAACGCATTAAAAGATTAGATGATAGTAAAAACGAGACAGAGGATGCCCCGAATGATACCGGTCATGCTTCCGCAGCATCCCCAGCAGGATTAAATATTCAATTAGCTGAAGACTCTACTTCCAATGAGGAACCTGTAAATGATGAAGGCGTGATAGAAAAAGAGGCTTCCTGAAGCAGCTAACTTTATCTATCGTGAATAGATCATATTAAGAGAACCACATACTATGTATTTTAAATTATGTTTTAAATGTTCCGGAGATATGTATATAGATTCAGACGGTGATTTACATTGTATAATGTGTGGTAGAATAGTAAACCTGAAGATTAGGAGGAATTATGATTCCAGAGCAGGCAAAATCAGAGATAATAAAAAAACGTTCGGAGGGGATGACGTGGGATTCGATAGCGGATTGGGTGAACGAAAAGTACGGAGTAAAGGTTCACAGAACGTCGATTCAACGTTGTCACGAGAAAGAATTATGGGCGGAAGAAGAGGAGTTCTTACCTCCAGAAGATAGGATAAAATTAGATAAAAAGGTTGCTCATTCTAAAGGTGAAGCAAACTTATATAAAAAGTTATACCAACAACTCCTCAAAGATAACGTTAAAAAAGATTTAATAATTGATTCTATTAAGCAGT